TCTTACCAGGGCTGCCTTCTGTGTCTGCTCGTTTACCTTCTTTGTCGTAGTAGAGGACTGCATATCGTTTTTTGGTAATGAATAGTCCTTTGGAAGCAACAATCTCGCGACCTGCCTTGATGACTTCGCCTCTGACTTTTGGACAGTGAAATGCGTCTTGCATAAACTTTGGGAATGTGCCATTTACTTCTTCTCCTATGCTATCATAAAGATCAATAATATTTTCACGGCTCCAAGGAATTAATCCTTTTTCAATATCTTTCTTCAGCGTACTGTATGCAGAAAAATAACAAGAGTCTGTATCACCATAGATAATTGCTTTACCAATGTGATCGTTCTCTCCGGTGATAATTTCATTTACTTTCCCAGCCATATGACGAGCAACGGCTCTGCCGGTAAGAGTTGTGGATTGGCCAATACGATTATCAAAGAACCTGCAACCAGGGTTAAGAATAGCACCGTATAAGCTATTGAGGTTAATCTTTTTAACCAGTTGACGTTTGTCCCAATATTCTTCTTCAATTTTATTTCCTGCTTGGATACATTCTTTTAATTTAGTCTGCATGTCTTTACGCTCTGCATACCAACGCTTTAACAGTCCGGGAATGATACCTTCTTTTTCGTAAGTAAAGATAGTGCCGTTAGCACTGAGCATCCAAGGTTGATTACTTTCAAAAATTAAATCGTAGGCTTGAGCAGCACTTAATGTGTCATGGCCACCGTCTTCCCAATCAATGGTAATTTCTCGGCTCACTTCACGATTCATTACAGCAGTATATTCTAAACTACCGAACACACCTTCCCACGCACTGGCAAAAGATTTTCCTTTGCCTATTTCTGCTGCAATAAAGTCTTTAGTGCCGTCTTGACGTAACTGTCCAACAATGGTTTCTGGCCCCATGTTAAGCGCACGAATCGCACTTGGATATAGAGAGTTAATATCTAGTGAACCGATCCATTCGTGGATACCTTTCTTTGGATAAGCAACATACGCACCGGCCGCTTGATTACTTTCATTAGGATCACGTTGTACACGATTAGGAACAATAAGTCCACGGCGATGTGATTCATTAATAATCGCCTGCTCAGTAACTGCCACAGCTCCCATGGTGGTCTGTAGTAATACAGTACATTCATGTGCCAGTGTATTGGCGAGAGCTAAGAATTTAAGTTTCTTATCTAGCTTATCAAGCAACGCACAGTCTTGTCTGTTGTACTCAATAAACTTACGGAAATCATTGTTGTATAATTGATCAAGTGTGCCTTCGTAGACTGTTTTGTTTTCGCCAATCTCCATTTCACCGATAGCATCTAATCGATAGGTATGGCGTTCTTCGTAAGTGTATTTTCTATATAGTTCTAACGAGTCTAAGTGTACACGCCCAATTAAGTCGTATGTAACTGCACTCTTACCATACTTTTCATATTCGCGTTTCTTAGGATATTGATTCCACAAACAAAAACGTCGAGTATCTTCTTTTGACAATACTTTAGTAACACGATTAACTGTGTAGGGAATATCAAAGCCTTCGCTGTTCCAGCCACTTAATACATCTGCATCTTCAATTAAGTTGAGAAACGTATCTAACATTTCTCCCTCTGTCTCAAACAACATAGTGTTAGGAAATTCCGCAACCTGTTTAGTTGCTTCTTCCATTGATAGAGTTTTGGGAGGTAATGCTAGACAGACCATAGTGTCCATCCACTGTAATTGAACGGCAATCGCAGTGATTGGCATAAACGCATCTTCTGGTGATGCGTAGCCACGTTCTGGATCAAAGTCAACCTCAATGTCGAACCACGCTACATTTAGTTTTGGTGCGTCAGCATTTAGATAGTTGTCTTCTAGACAACGATAAATTGGATTGATGTCACTTTCAAATAATCGTTTGTTGCTGTGAATCGCAAGTTCTTTACGATGTTCTTTAACATTCTTGCTGGTAACACGACTTAACGGTTCACCTTTAATTGAAAGATATTTACCCTTTGGATCAGGATAATAGAAAATATGCCTTGCAGGATATTCTTTGTAATGACGATTTCCCTTGTCATCACGTTCAACGACATTAATAATGTCTTGCTCTCTATCATAGAAAGCGTCTACGTAACTCATGTATTCTCCATATGTGACTTACGGCTCACAAATACCAATGTGCGGTTTATGGCCCGCTGACCTTGCTTATAAATTACTTATCATCCTTGTGTAGGCAATGACATCAATAGTGGCGATCAACAGATAGTTAGCAATCATACCGGTTGATCCACGGGTCCAGGCCGCCCATCCAAATACTGTACACTGTATAACAAACAACGGGTATAGGTATATAAAGGGAGGGGTGGGTAGTGTATAGCCCATCCAAATCGTACAGCCAATGCTCATAAACCACGCTAACAATTCTAATACAAAACGTACAGGATGTGTAGCGTAGTCTTCTTTAATCCAATCAATAGTTGAATTAAACATTAATCAAGTCGTTTAGTGATGTCAAGAATAGCTTCAATCTCTTGCCAATCTTCATCGTGTGATTTGAAATCACCTTTGTGAGCAATTTTAATTGCACGGGTGATAATGCTTGGTTTAATTTGGAGTTCTTCTGCAACTGCTTTTACGGTTTCTTTAAGACCTTCGTTGAGATCTTCTACTTCACGAAGTACATTTGACCCTTCGTTGATTAATCTTTCGAGCTTTGCTTTTTCTTCTGGACCGTACATTTTAGTCATATAATAAATCTCCTTATACGACTATTATACAGCCAACAAAAAAGCCAGTCAACCTAAGTTGCTGGCTTTTGAGTTAATTTGGTTAAATTATTTTTGTTCTGCTAGCACGTCATACATTTCAAATACACCACCCATACGCTCGTATACTAGACCAGCATATAAATCAGCTTTGGTGCTTTCTTGGAATTTAGATTTAGCAACACGTTGTGCCCAAGCAAACAATTCCTGATCCACTGCATCAATTTGTTGTTGGCCACCACTTTCTTGAACTAGTTGAACCATGTCTTTGAAAGTTAATTTTTGTTCTACTGATTCTTTAACTGGACGCTTTTTGCCTTTTGGCATCATTGCACTTTCAGTCTTCTTGGCAATGGCTTTTTGTAATCCAGGAGGAAGTTTTTTCTGTTTATCTGAAAGACCTTTTTTATCTGTGGCCTTGTCGTTGCCTTTTTCGCCAGCAGCTTTTTTCATTGGCTCTTTCTTGTCGCCGTCTTTGTCAAGGTCTAAAAAGTCTGGCTTAGCAGCTTCTTTCATTGGTTTCTTTTTAGTATCTTTCTTTTCGTCTTTCTTAGCTTCTACCATTTTGGCAAACTTGCCTTTGAAAGCTTCTGCATCAATAGATTCTTTTTTAGCTTTTTTAGCTTTTTTATCTGCTGGATGCTCATCAGCATCCGGATCTGTATCTTTGTCGTCGGATCCACCGTATACACCTGGAGCAGCTTTGTGAATGATACCTGTTTTAGTTTTAGTAACTGTGCCGCCTTTAGCAGTTTTGTTACTATCACCAACTTTCATATCTTCAGCAACTGCTTCGTCTTTCTTTTCTTCAGCTTGTTTTTTAGCTTCGGCAACGTAAGTAGTACGGCCGCTTAGAACACGAAGTTGTGCATCTTCATTAAGCTGTACACTTTGTGGTAATTCTGGGGCAGCAATAGTTTTAACTTCGTCGTTTAAACTGCTGATCTTGCTAATTATTGATTTAAAGTCCATTTTCGAGTCCTTGGGGTTCGTATTGTTATTTATCTTTTAATCGCGTTGCCTTCACCAAATAAACTAGTTTTCATATCTAGTGCATTATCAGTGGGCTTGACTTTTTTAGGCTTAGGCTGCGGTGGTGCTTTAGTGCCGCCTGGGCCTCCGGGTTCGCCTATATAGCTCTTTTTGCCACGGGCTTTTCCGGGGCTGAGATGGGGTGCATCAACTGTGGCAATATTACCCGATGATGTAGCACCTGCTGTAGCTGATTCTAAAATATCTTTAATTTTCATGATAGTGTATTTATTTCTTTTTACCGCTCTTCATGTTAGCGCACCAATGTGCCATACGTGCTTTTTCACCTGATGAATTTTTGGCAGTTTTGCGTAGACTTGTAACGCTGGCTTTACAGTTCACACCACTGCGCTTTGCTAGTCCTTTGCGACCTGGTTTTTTACCGTCTGCAAAGTTTTCATACTCTATACTCTCGCCACCACCGCCATCACCACCAGCTCCGCTGTCGCCGCTATAGCCCACAGCATAACCGTACCCACCATAAGGGCCTGGACCATAAGCAGCCCAACGAGGTCTACGTTTTTTACGCTTGGCTTCTAGTATAAACTCAAACGCTCTCATTTTTATCCCCAGGTGCGGCAATAGCACTGCTACCGCCTCTATCTTTACTGACTAATTGCTGCGGTTCGTGTTTCTCTTCACCCTTAGCTACTCGACGGGCACGTTTAAGTCCGTCTAATACCACTTTAAGATTATTCTCGTCTGCTTGATATTTGATACCAATACCACCTGCTGCTTCCCATGCTGAGATATTGCTGCCACGATCATCAATCAATACATTTGGCATACCATTGGCATTTTTAGCATATTTGGCTTTGTTAGGAGTGATATAGACATGCTGTGGTTGGGGATTGAGATGTTTTTTGATCCACGCATCTTTATATTTTGCTGAGCCTTCGTGGTCTCCGCGTAGTGGGCTAGAACAGATATTATAACTGCCTGCAGCATCTACAACTATATTAACTAACTTGTCCGTGCTGGGAAATTTAGGCAGTCTTGCAAAAAAATCAGTACCAACCATCTTATCTAGGGTAGGATCTGCCTTGGCTGGGGGAATTGAACGATAATCATGTTTACCATACTTGTTAGCTGGAACGCCCGCTAGTTTAGCATATTCATGAAAGAAGTCTGCAAGGACTCCATCCATATCTAAATAGACTTCCATGCCTTCTGGTAGATTTAAATCACTGGCTCTCATGCTTGACTATAAGGATTGTTAGGGCGATCCTCTTCACCGTGTCTTTCTGGATATAAAAGATAAGTACCCCAGTTTATATCTTGCGGGCTTAGAAGTTCTATATTACGTTCGGGAGGTAGTGG